TTCTCTCTTTCTGTATAAAATTTATTAGTTTTTTCATCTAAATAGATCTTATTATCTGGATCGAATAATATTAATTGATTGCCTGTATCTTTAGCAAAATATGCACCTAATTTTCTTTCGCCTACAATTTGTTTTGATTTAGCCTTTGAAATAAGCGTTGCTGAACCCATATGATGCTTGCCGGCTTCATTAACTTGAGATTGGTACTTCTTATGTAGTGCTTTGATTCCGTTATCGATTTCTGATTGTTTATAGTCTAGATGATGTTTATTAGCATCAATAATTACCATTGAGTGTTTAACAGCTCTAGCCAATTCTTCATTTGTTGCCCCGATTAGAGTCATGTCTGTAATTAGATTTGAAATTGTTCCCATTTGATTCTGGGTTGCAGTTTCTTTTAATATAGAGAATTCTTTACCGCCTCTATAGTATCGCTCTTCACCTTTTACAGTACGAGTCTCATCTGGACCATAAGCCATTTTTGTATCGTCTCCATCAAAATCTGCACCAGACATTATAGCAGCAACATTAGAGTTGATACCTATTGCATCTGCTGGGTTCGGTGACATAATATCAATTGCTTCTTTATTACGATTATTAACTTTTAATATTGGTATTTCAAATGTTCCAGCATGAGGATATCTTACTAAAGCTATCTCTGATCCATCTTCTAGATGAGGGGCATATGCTTCATTATCCTTTAACGAATTAACAGGTAATATTACTTTGTATTTGGCCCCTGGTAATCCTGCTGCTTTTAAACTTACCGCTGATGCATCACAGTCATCCGCAAATGATACTAATAATGATTTCTTAACTGTTGGATTGGTTAGTGAATTAATTTCATTAAACTCATCTAACTTCTCTTGCATAGCAATATCAATTTGTCTATTAATTAACTTTTGTGGTTGTTTGGATAAAAACTGTGATGATATCTCTTTAGACCATTCACCCCAATCACCTTCATCAGACCGTTTATTAATAACAGTTAATTGTTCTTTACCGGTAGAGTCAATCCATGTTGATTGTCCACCATTTTCTTTTATTGTAGAGCCGAATGGATTATCAGGATCATCTTTTATGACTTTCATTACATCCATTTTTGGAGTTCCTATTTTTTTATTAGTATTAAATATAACATCTACACCAGGAGGCATATCATTTGAATATATTGCCATACCTTTTAAATAATGAGTGTTGTCTACTAATATACGAACTTGAGAATAGTTTGATGTTCCTAATGAAATATCATCAACACCTCTTCTTAATTCAATAACACCATCTCTATCGGCCCCTCCTTCTTCATTATATCTTATTTGAATTCGGTTAGAGTCAAGACTTGCTGGGTACTGAAAAGATTTTGTTAATGTTTTACCATCATCATATGATGTAACATCTAATACTGAGTTAATTTTTGAATAGTCATAAATTTCTTTATGTTCTGTTCCTGGGGGACATAATACTTTAAGCGTTGTTAATTTACCTTTATTTGTTGCTTGAGGTACTCTATTACCATAAACCATATATCCTTCAAGTTGTAATATTTCTATTGCTTGATCCATCTTCTCTTTTGATACATTTAATTGTCTAGGTACACCTACACCAATATCAATGATACCACGTTCATCTACAAGATTTCTAAGTGTATTAGCTAAGTCATCTGCCAAATTCATTCTAGCTTTTGATTCCTTATTTAATAATGATCTAACACTTGACTCCCCTTTTAAACCAAGTCTATCTGCTATTTCAACATTACTAATTCCTTCTTCTTGTAAAGTTTTTGCTTTAGAATATGCATCGTTTCTTCTTTCTCTTTTTGCAAGGGAGACTAGTGCTCTTAGACGAGTACTTGACACACCCATAGATTCTGAAATTTCAGCTTCGGTTAAACCTTCTTTTTTTAGTTGTTCTACTCTACTAAGAAAGTCGCTACTTCGTTGGAACGGTGAATCACCACTACCCCAAGGATATCTACCCGAATGTCTAGGAGTACCGTAGTGAAGTAATTCTTCATCTTCAGTTAAAATGTCTTTATCGTCTTTGTTCATCTTCTATACTCCCTTTCTAAATATTTTGTAATAATTTTATTTTTGGATGTTATTAAACCCATGACCGCTTCTATTTCTGTTGGTTCTGGTATGTATAATATAATTTCACCAGTTTGATATATTCGTAATTCTGTTACAAAATCATATGGATTCTTTTTATACTCCAAACAAAATAATGCAGCATATATCATAAGTTGATCCATTTTTACAGGAGTTATACCAGATTTAAAATCGTTGATTCTGAGTATTCTATCTGTTTCGTTAAATGTAATAGCATCTGCCGTTCCGAAACAATGAATAGAATAAAATAGTATGACTTCTGGAACCATTCTGAAACCGATAGCATCGTTAACGAACGGTAGTAGTGTTAATAATATTTCTTCTGAATCATAAGAACCTTTTGGTATCATCAATCTTCCGAGTGTAATATCAATAATTTTCTTATCATGTTTTGCTAGTTTAATTCTATTACTAATTAAATCTTTTGCTAATACATGTAATTCTGTACCAATCATTTGAGTGAATTGTCCATAATATCTTTCTTCAAGTGTTTCATCATCCCATCTAAGCCAATGGTACTTACTTGCTCCTAGAAAGGCATGCTGACCTTCTAGTTTCGAGTGATCATTAAATATCATTTTCTGTTCTCCTTCTTTCTATCGAAATTTTTAATGTATTTGTGTAGTTCATCAAAAACCTCGTTTTCGTTTTCAGGATATATCATTCTTGAGAAACTCATATCATTATGTTTGTTTACATAGTATGGTTGGTTTGGTTGAACCTTGGCTTTTGCATAGCCTTTTGTTTCTAGTGTCGCCCAAGTTATAGGACATAAAATTAATAGGTCTGGACTACCTTGAATATCATTTGGGTCCAACTTACGAACTTCACAATCCGGTAATTCTTTTTTCAACTTTTTCTTAACAATAGATTGATAACCATTCTTTCCTGTTTCTCGCATATGTTACACACCTGCTCCTTCTTATAAAATGTAAAAATAAATGTGAATGTTTATTTTCGGCACTTTATTCTCTTCTCTCCATAAAAGGCCATGTATTTGATGCGAACACACGTTTGTGCCAAATGTCAAAAATATTTGTAAGTTTATTTTATATAAATATTTTATTTTAAATTAACTTATATAAAAAAGTGACGCAATTGACACAAATTCAACACGGCCCGTTAAGATTGCGCAAACAATGCCTGTTTTTACCTAAACAAGACCAAAATATCCATTTTTTCTGTGCCAATTCCTGTTTGAAAAGTGACGCAAAAGTGACGCAAAAGTGACGCAAAACGGTGTTTTTTAGTGTTTTTTGAAATATCAAAATTAACCATTTAAAAATAAGTGACACAAACACCAAAAGTGACGCAAAAGTGACGCAAAAGTTTAGGTAAATTTTACGGGCAACGTTTTTACATTTTTAGCGCTGTTTGCGTAAATATAAAAAAGAAAGGGAAATGTATACCAGACAAATCCCTTCTTTTATTATTAAGTTTTATTTTACACACAATTCAAATTTGTAATAATTAAATAGTCGGATCGCGCCCAAATGCATAGATAATAATCAAGTCTCTAACGAGATATGTAACGTAAGGTTTGATAGGGTTTTTAATATATCTTTTCCTAAAGACCCATTTAACAAATCGTCGAATACCATGATAGTTTCTATTATTGTAATGTGTTTTAAATAGATAAGCTAAATATCTCATATTTTTAGTGATTCATATATGTCGGCCATTTCATCAAGTTCTTCAATACTTGGTTCTGTACCGAATTCAAATAACGTTGTCAAATCAATAACAACAGCTTCAACACCATCGTCATCAATTTGTTTATAGATAGCACCTGGGTATTTCTTTAAATATTTTTTCATGAAATGTTTTTTAAAATACTTTCTAATTAAATAGTTTAACCATCTAGGTTTGTATAATTGTATGTACTTCATGATTTGCGTCCGCTAAATTTTCTTAAGTTGATTCGGGAGTTATCTCGGGCGTTACTTTCAGGTTTTGAAAATGGTTTCTTTAAATTTTCCTCCTTGACTTCCTTACTAAGTTTCCGACGTTCTCTCTCACAGTCTGGGCAATATCCAGCGTTAGTTTTTAATTCTACACCGCACCGTCCACACCAATTAATAATCATAGCGTCTCCTTTAGATTTAATATTTTTCTAAGCTTATCTGTCATTTTAGATAACTGATGATGTCTATACTTTTTACCATCTACTACATACTCATAATAACCTTCGTGTTTAATAATTTTGTCAATGGTTCCGACGAACTTAACTCTCTTTTTCCATACGCCATCAATCTTTAAAACCTCATTGACAGCGACAGTTGAATTTAGCGCGTGCTTAGCCATTATCCAGCACTATTATAATAATTGTCAGGATCAGTCTCAATTTTAGATGCATCGACTTTATTACCACAATGGAAACAAAAAGGTCTTTCTACAGGGAATACTTCTTTAAAGGTCGAAGGATGATTTGCTGTGTATAACAATGCACCACAAGCAGAACAGTTAGCATGGAATTCATAACCCGCTTTACCCTCTGAATCGGG